AGTTTTATTGCCCCTAACAATAAAGTTGACAGATTTTCTAAAATTACCAGTGCGGACAGCAGGGGTTTCACTCGGTGCAGAAGCTGTAATTAATTTAGGTTGTTTAAATCTACCCTTTACTCCAAAATAACTTTTATATATTTTACCACTTTTAGGCTTTTTCATATCTTGTAATAGCCAAGAGTGTAGTTTTTTACCTACTTGATAAGCTACTTTCCTAAAACCGACAGTTAGCTCGGCAGGTAAATCTCTATTTCTTTTTAAAGTAGCTAAGCCCTCAGTTGTCATTTTCATACTTTATTCGCTTGTAGTGTTGATAAACCAAGCTCCTTAGCTCTTAATCTTATTATTTTGTTATCTTTATCAAGATCATCAACTAATTCTATTTTATATCTTTTATTGTCAAGTAAAACAAAAAGCTGTTGTGATATATCTATTGCAGAATTATATCTAATGTAAAAGTCAATTGTGATAGTGTTAGACACATTTACATTATTTACAAAGTCTCCACTTGCAGAAGTTTTAATCATTGCAAAAACAGTTGCAACAGTTTGATAGGTTAATATAGCATCAGCATCTGGGCTATTATTGCCGTAGCTCCCATATTTCTCAATTATAATCTTTTTGTTAAAATCAGTGGTGCATACTTTTTTAACATTGTTTTTGATCGATTGGCATTTCATACTGTAAAGAATATTTTTTTGCCTATTATGTAATTTTGAAATAATTTTCTAGCCATTAAGCTATCTTCATTAGTGCAATCTCCGCTGTTGTTAAATAGCCAGTCTATGAATGAAAGCATTGCTTCTTTTAGACTTGCAGGCACGGTGCTTGCAGTCGATCCATATCCAGCAATAAACTCAATTTCTATTGCTTGCAGTCTATTATCAGTAGTAAAATTTTGAGTAAAAACTAATTGAGAATAATCAGTTGCATTAGTAAAGTAATAGCTCGTTGGTGATAGTGTAGTTAAAACATTGTTAAAATAGTATTTAATAGAAGATATCGATTGCAACTTACTTTTTCTAAACTCGACTTGATTACAGTAATAATCTAGAAAGCCTTTGTAAGTTTTGTTAATTAAATCTCTTCCAGTTATTCTCTCACACATCTCCCTAGCAACTGTTATCATTCGTGTTAATTCAGTGTCAAAATCGCTATTGCCAATTAGACGAAGTTTTTGCTTTACCTCGTCTAGTGTAATAGGCTCAATTGTTGCGGGTGTAATTAGTATGTAGTCTCTAATTAGCATTTTTTTTCTTTTTTTTAGGAAAATCTTGAGTTTCGATTTTGATTTCTAATTCTTGAGTTTCTATCTCTTCTACTATTTCTTGAGTTTTGATTTCTTCTCCCCAGCCTTGATTAATAAAGACATTAGCTAGCTCTTGATAGATATCATAAACTTCACCAGCTTTATACTCAAATGATCTACTGCCAGTTTCGTCTTGTGATGCTAAGATTGTTTTAATTACTTTAATTTTCATAAGATATTTTATTTAAATGAAGGGGGCGATTAAGCCCCCAGTCAATTATACAGGTTTTACACTTGCATTAGCAAGGATTGCTGTTGCAGATACAGTTGCACCGCTTGTGACGGCAGTAGAGACTATTGATAGTTTCACATATCTTTTTTTACCAACATAACCAATAGTTTTGATTGTGTTAGCAGTATTGATTTGCGCTTCCGCTTCAGTTCCAATTAAGAATTGATCAGCAACATCAACAAAGTTGATATCATCATCAGAATCTTGAATTAAAGGTAAGAAAGTTCCATCAGTTCTAGCTCCAAGCTCAACAAAAAGAGTTAAAGACTCAAAGCCTTTAGTATCAATTGAAGAGCCTGCAGTAGTAGTGCTTGAAGTAATAGCAGTGATATTCAATGCTTTTACTGGTTTTAATGAGGTTTTTTGGTCGTAAGAAGCCATATATTTAAAAATTAAGAGTTAGAAATTTTAAGTTTTTTGAAAGCTTCAGGATTAGAAACTATACCACCACCACGGCGATGGAAAATAAATTTAACTAGACCTTGGTTTGCGAGAGTATATTCATCGCGAACAACAGTCAAGCTTTTTCTATCTCCAATTATATAGTTTTTGAAGTCTCCAAAAATTATTGGGAAAGTTCCAGCACCAATATCAGGCATATCAGGCATTACAACATAAGGAACACCATTAATAGTTGAAGGAACACCAGCTCCTAAGTTTCCACTTTCCCAGATATAACGACCATTGGTTGAATTATCTTTTAAGGTGCGAAGTGTTGCCAAAGTTCTGCGATTGAAAGCATAAACAGGATTGTAGCCAGTTTTAAGCTCACCAGTGATTTTAATTAGTGAGTCAAAAGTGATAGCATTAGCATCGCCAGAGTTGATGAAACCAATATTAGCATCTTGCATAAAGCCAGACATATTGTTGCCAGCTCCTGAACCATTGACGAATTGTTGACCTTCAAGTAGTGCAAATTGCTCTGCAACTTCTCTATTCATTTCAGCAACCATATCTACAACACTATCTTGCAATAGTTCGTAAGATATAGAGTATTCATAAGTCATTTTTTTAGCCTCAAGATTTCTCTCACCATATTTTGGTTGGCTATCAGTAGATGGTTGAGCTTCACCAGTCATATAAGCAGGTGCAGTATTAGTGCGAACAGGAATTGACTCGGTTTTAGCTCCCATAGTTCTCACTCTTGCGAATGGACGAAGGTTGCTAATTTCTACAATATTTTTAATGATTTCATTTAATTGAACGGTTGGAACAAAAAAACCACCAGCAACGGCAGAGTCAGTTCTTAGATATTTTTTTTCAGCTCCAGCTTCAGGATTGAAAGAGTTAGCTAAGAATTTCTCGTAGTTTTTGATTTCTAATTGTTGTTGTTCGTCATTTGACTTGTAGCTTGCTGAACTAGTCAACGAAATAAGTTTTTGTTCGATTTCACTTATTGCATTTTCTTTTTCTTGAAGTTTTTTAAGTAAATCTTGGTTTTTTTGTTCGTGATTAGCTAGAGCTTCTTGTATCTTATCTACAGTAGCTTTGCTTTCACTATCTTTTTTTTCATTATTTGAGCGAAGTGCAGAAACGGCTTCATTCAAATCTTGAACACTTTTAATAAGTAATTCAGACATATTATTTAATTGTTTTGATTTTTAGGAGTGTTGCATTTAGATACAACTCTAATTCAGCATCCCGCTGTTGTTGTGTAGCAACATCCCGTTGCATAATTTCTTTAGCTTTAGCAACTAGCATTTTCGCATCTTGATTGCTAAATTGTGTTGCAATTGCTTTTTCTAATGTTCTTATACTGTCAATACTGTCAATAAAGTCTTTTTTCAACGGTGATATTAAGTTATCATCATTAAATTGTTTTGCCATTTTGATATACAAGCTGTTAACTTTATTAACTACTTCTTGTCTATCATTCGCAGGTAAATCTACTCCACCTCTAGCTCCTTGTAAAGCCCCAGCAATAGCAAAGACTGCCTTAGGAATTATAGTCGGTTCGTTATCTATTATATCAACAAATGGTAATTTATAAGAAGTAAATTGATCTTCTTTTTCGCCATCAAAATATAAAAAGTATTGCGAATAATCATCGCTAGGTTCATCAGTTGATTGTGTAAAGTCTCTAATATTTTTTACAGCCTTGTCGCCATCCCACTCTCTATCTCTATCAGCAATTGGCAAATTTAACTCTGCATTTTTATAACTTTGTAAAACCGCTTTTTCGTTGGCAGGGAAAGTGACCAAAGATATTTCATATAAATTAACTTCTTTTAGTTTTCTAATCCCTGTTTTGTTATCAACCTCAGAAACTTCAGTTGAATAACCAATTGAGAAGCTATTAAGAGAGCCAATTTTAATTTGTGGTATCAATCTATCCCTAACGAAAGCATCATCTTTAGGAAGTCTAGCCTCAAATAGCAAGCCGTTATCATCTTCTTTTATATTATCAATAATTCCGATAGGAACATCTTTCATATTGTGTCCCCAAAGCAATTTAGGCATTCTTTTTTTTAAACTCTTCTTGAAAGCTCCTTTATCAACAGCATCATTAACTAAATCAACATTGCTAAAAGTTGAGCCATAGGCTTTTATATTGAAGTAATGGTCTTCTTCTTGACTATCTTTTAATTCAAATTTACACTCAAATGTTTTAAATTGTTTCATTTTTTCGTTATTACTAATTGATAAAGCCCAATCAATACCAGCAGTTCCACCCCACAATAACCAAGCAATAGTTCCAGCAGTTGGTCCACCGTCGCTTTCTTTTTTATCTGGTTGATAATTCTGCCGATGCCTATTAAAGCTTGCCATTCTTTTAACAGTTCTAATACTTAAATCAGCTCCATTGGATAGGTCTCTTGCTCTCGCAACTCCTACCATTGTGCCACCTCTCCCCCATTTTTCTCTAAGGTCAAGTCCTCTTTTTGCATTATTCTGTGCTGTAATAGGTGCTATTGGCATAATATATACATTTTTAGGTTTGTCAATAATATTTTTTATCATAAATAGCAACACATCTACATCTAATAGTATTTGCGATGCTACCGTTTGGATCTCTTGGATAATCAAGAGACTCACCATCAACAATAAATTTGTTATCTGTGCTTACTTTTTGCCCGTCGGCAACAACGTGGCTAGGTCTCGTCTTAAGGTCTAATATTGAAACCCAAGTTTTATTAATTCCTATTTTGCCCTTCGCAGTGTCAATGTTGTTAAGCTTAACACTCTCTTGATTTCTTGCAAAACTTTCTGTTATTCCTATAACTTGCTCTCCAATTAATCTTGATCTTGACACCGCATTATCAAGTAAATTTATTTTAATATTTTTTGCAATATCATTTTTAGCATTTCTAACAATTTTTTCAATAGTTGCAATTCTTTTTTTATTCCCTCCGCTTGCTAATAGTTCGTTTTGCTCTCTTATCAATAATGATATTTCTTCTGCTTTTATTTGATTTTGTCTCGCTATAACTTCTTTTATTTCATTGTTGGAAGTGGCAGTAATTAGATTAGCTTGATTTTCGCTTTCATTAGCAATGAATAAAGCAAAATCTAATTCTAGTTGTTTATTGGCTTCTTCTAGGTCATCAATAGATTTAAACTTAATATTTAGGTCTTTTTCTATTTCTGCTCGCATTGCATAGCCAAAGATTGATATTGCCATTCTCATCCCATCTCTAATTTCTTTTATCATCTCGGGCTTGTAATTTATAGCAATATCATCAACAGTTAAATAAAACTTCTCAACATCTTCAGCTTGGCTTTTCAATACCTTATAAATTTTATTAGTTAGCTTAGCTTCAAGTGGCAATTTAAGTTCGTTTATTTCTTTTGCTTTCATCCAAAATACTTTGTTGCTAATTTTTGTATTTGTTCTTCGCTATATTGTTTTTGAGACAGCATTAGATTAATAAAAAAAGCTTTTTCGCTCGGTTTGTCTCTATTATCTTCTATGTATCTATCGCTACCAACAGGAACTAGATTTTGCGGTTGATATATTGTATCACCATTTTCAACAGCTTCGTATCCAAGCATTGCTCTAATTTCATTTCTTGTTAATGAGCCTGCTTGAGAATATGCAGTAGCTAGCTCAATTTTTCTTTCCTCTAAGGCATTAATAGTTGCTGGGTCTATTGCAAGCTTATATTGTTTTTCGCCAAGAATAGGTAGCAATTTGTGATTTAAAAAATTAAAAATCTTCTTAGCTTGCGGTAGCACACAATTGTCATAAAAAGCAATCTGTGCACTGGAAAAGTTAGAAAATGTCATTGTATCTTCATTTAATAAAGGCAACGGTATTTTCAAGCATTGGAAAATCTTATTAGTTGTTGCTTTTTTAAGTGCACCAAAATCCATATCTTTAATTGACTCACTGAATTTCTCAACCCTAGCTTTCCCAAAGAATAAAAAAGGCTTGCCTGCATTTCTGTTGCCACTTATTTCATTCATTGTTTTTTTGATAGAGTCTATCTGGTCGTCGCTAGGATAATCTCCCTCAATGAAGAACCCAAGAGAAGGCTTGCACTGATTAACAATAACAGAATTATTATGAATTGAAGCATTTAGATATTGACTTATCTCTAATTGTGCTGATGTAATAAAAGAAATACCGAATTGCTCGTCAGTAGTTGAGATATTAGAGTTTTTTAGAT